CCTTCTTCAAGGCCCGTAAAGGGTCGTCTAAATGGTGGCAGATTCTACTGCTGCCCCCACTCTGTCCTTCCTAGATCTAGAAGAACATATTCCATGTCATGTGCAAGAACATCTCTGTCCCGCGCCGGCTCCATGACATTGCATCACTGCGCACGCAACTACCGACGACAACCATCCCGCGCGTACCTGGTCCCCACGCCTCTTTGCGTATATCGCTGGCCCTACTGTCCCCACCGGCTATCATAACCAGGTCGCGCAGAGTCTCTTTGTCCAAAGCATGTTTGACGAACGCCAAGAGTGGATATCGCCCCAGGACTCCACCCTCCTCTGGCCTGCGTTGTATCTCACTGCTAGACACACTCTTCTGGTCCTGCCGGAACAACCACATGCGTTTAGAGACCATCCGCCAGCTAGGAGTGTGGAGTTCAGCAGATTCGAAGGACTTACTATATACTGCCTCCTTCATCTTGCTTACAATATCTACACTGCTGCTTGCGATTGCTTCTCTCTCCACGCGCGATACGTGCTCACGTAGGTATGCGTCTACGCTATGCTGAGGCAACCCGACCAGTTTATCCTTCAGCGGCTCGCTCAACCTCCTCCCCACTGGTTCGAGGTCTATCTTCATCTCAACGAAGCTACTCTGGCGTGCTGGGCCTTCCCGGAAGCCAACGACGCCTGTAAGAGCGTCGCGCAGCCATCTCCGCGCACTCAACTTATCCCCTCCACCGGTTGACGACAACACCAAACCACTCTTGGACAGATAGCGTTTCGAGAGGCGACGACATTCTACCAGACACGACAGGGCAACCTGAGGATCGTCTGGTGATATCTTTGCTGCTAGGGCTGCCATGACTTCGTCACTCAGCTGAGCCTTACCTGCATTGCAGACGGCAGCCACTAATTTCCGATTCTGAGGGATCGTTAAGGAGTTCTGAGCGTGCTGGGCATGGCGGACATCATCCATGATATCACCCACGAACAAAATGTCACGCAAGTGTGCGGGAATGGCACTCACATCTAACTTCGCATCGCGCACCACCCTGTTGACCGCGGCTTCATAGTCCTCGTCCACCCGCTCTTCTATCGAAAAATGAGCAAGTACAGCACTCACGATGCAACCGACAGCCTTCTCACCGCTGCCCCTGTTGATCATACTCCAGCTACTGTTGACCAAGCTGTTCATCGCCTCATCTAACGATAGCCGCTTCTCGCTCACCCAGTTACCGCTTATGATGCTTGCTATGCTCCGTGCTACGTACCCATACGTCCCATCTGCACCAATGGCCATGCGTAAGAATTCGCTCACACCCCTGCCGATGCTCTGCTTTGTCGGATTCATCCGGACGCCACTCGCCCCTACAGCGTCGAGTACGGCTGCAGCAACACCACTGTCAGGAGCAGCGATGAAGACATCATCGCCTACATGGATAGACCGGAGTTTGTTCAGCTCAGGATACGCCACCAGGAGATAGGCCCTGTTCAGCACTGTATTCACGAAAGAAGTGGCCCTGTGCCCAGACATCAGGGTGCCGGAGCTCTGACCGTAGCATCTCCCTTTATAATACAGCCACGTATTCTCAAAACTGGAAATTATCCTCTCCTTCAGCCCACAGTCCTCCTGGATGTACAGAAACAGCTCGTCGAATAGCATCTGCATACTCCGTGTGCTGTGCTGGCTGTTGAAGTCGTCGTAGTCCAACATAACGCTGACACCGCCGCTAGAACGCATGTCGCGTACCCTCTCACACATGCCATAGTTTCCTACTTCACCCGGTGATAGTACGGCACTGACCCCTCGCCACGCTTTTTCCACTGGCCGTAGCACGCGTTCGAAAGCAATGTAGCTAGCTGTATCACATGAGAACAGGGCACGTGTCTTCCCATGCTCATACTTCGTGCTAGCTGTTGCTACCACGCGGCCATTCCACTGTCCTACGCTGCATTTGTCTTTGGCAGCCACGAAGTTCTGCCGCGTCGGCCTCTGCACGATGTCGGGTATGATGGAGTCCACCCCTGTTGCATGAGCCTCCGCAGTCCTGTTGTGGGAGCCATTAGCACACCAGAGCCAACGCCTAGACCACCACGTTTCCTCATCTTCATACACAAGGTGGTTCCGGTCTATCTCTTCCGTGAGCACAGCGCGAATTGCCAGGCGCAGTGTGGCTTCGTCCGGGTTGTACGTGCCCGCGCGTACCTCGTCTGCCTTACACCTGTAAGAGGCCTCGTGTTCCAGATCGACTGTGCCTACTCCCCGGCCAGCCAGAACATTCGCCTCACATAAGACTGCACCCTCCTGGACGCCATTCCAGCCTAGCCCTTTGAGTAGAC